CAGCCGATGTTCGGCTCAAGGAGTACAGGTGATGGCGGAATTATTAGTTGATTCAAGCCCCAGACCCATTGAGTTCGCGCCCGGCGACCTGGTCACCGACGTGGCCCAGAATGTCCGCATGATCATAACCACACCCAAAGGCAGCGTGCCGCTTGACCGGAATTTTGGCCTTGACTTTGGCCTGATTGATCAGCCCGCCCCCAGGGCCAAGGCTTTGTTAGGGGCGGAGATCGTTGACCAAGTACGGAAATACGAGCCAAGGGCCAAGGTTCTGGCCGTGAATTGGCAGGAAGGCCAGACGGAAGCCATGGACGGGCGCTTGCTCCCTATCGTGAAAATAGATGTGATTGAGGTGCAGGATGAACCTGAATAGCCTTCCTGAAATCGCATTTTGCGAAACCGATGCGGCCAAAGTTGAAGCCGCAGTAATCGCGGACTACGAGCGGATTACCGGCAAGGCCCTGTATCCCGGTGCGCCGGAGAGGCTTTTTTGCGAAGCTGTGGCCTATGTAATCGCGTTGCAGCGGTTCCAGATTGATTATGCGGGCAAGATGAATCTGGTGGCTTATGCCGATTCCGACTACCTGGATCACCTGGGCGCGCTTTTGAACACCACCCGCCTGGGGGAATCACCGGCCAGCACCACCCTGCGCTACAGCCTGGCCAGCCCTTTGACCTGGGATGTGGTGATATACCAGGGCAGCCGGGTTACAGCCGACGGTTCGCTTTATTTTGCCACAGACAGCGAAGCCGTGATCCAAGCCGGTGAAATCAGTGTTGATGTGGCTGCCACCTGCACCCAACCCGGCATCATCGGCAACGGCTTTCAGCCTGGCCAGCTTAACCAAATGGTTGACCGCCCGGCCTACGTGGCCACTGTGGCCAACACCGCCATCTCCCTTGGCGGTGTTGACTCTGAAAGCGACGCCCGCTTTCGCAGCCGGGTGCAGCTTGCCCCGGAGCGGCTATCTAGCGCCGGGCCAAAAGACGCCTACCGATACCACGCAATGAGCGTGAGCCAGTCCATCATTGATGTAGCAGTGTGGAGCCCTGCGCCGGGCAAGATTTCCGTATCCCCGCTGCTGGCAGGCGGCGAGATGCCCACCCCGGAGATTATTGCCGCTGTAGCCGCCCAAATGGGCGACCAAAAAGTGCGGCCCCTCACCGACCTGGTCACCGTCCATTACCCTGATGCAGTGCCTTACAGCATCAACGGCAAATACTGGGTATTGACCAGCTATGCCAACCAAGCCGCAGCCATTGAGCGCAGGGTGATAGCCGAGGTGGATAACTACATTGCCTGGCAAAAGGCGAAACTCGGCCGCAGCATCCGCCCAAGTGAGCTGATTGCTCAAATCCAATCAATTGACGGCATCCAACGGGTGGAGGTGGCCACCCCGGAATTCCAGAGCCTGGAGCCCTGGCAGGTAGCCCAGGCCGAAAGCGCATCTATTATATATGGAGGGCTGACCAATGAGTGACACCCTCCAAAGGCTTCTCCCCCCCAGCATTTCTAGCGACTGCCAAATCCAGGCCGCAGCAAACGGTAACGGCGTACAGCTTGATTCCGTGGCCAAAGCCATTGGAAAGATCCACATCTGGTCCCGCCTGCCCGAATTATCCAAAGAACTCCTGGAGCACCTGGGTTGGGGCCTGCACATTGATGGTTGGGAATACGCGGATTCCAAGGCCAAAAAGCTTTGGCTGGTTGAGAATTTTTACGACTGGCACCGCTACAAAGGCACGGAATACGGGTTGGGTTTGTATTGGCGTGCATTGCTTAACCGCGAACTCCTGGCCGCGTCACCGCCCACAAAATCATTCTGCGGTGCGTCGCTAACCGACGAAGAGCGCCGGGCTTTTGAAGCGCCGCATCCTGAAATCAGGGTCTATCCCTTTAGGCACCAAGGCTCAAAGTGCGGCCTGGTTTGCGGCGGCTGCCTGGGAGATCCATGGGCCGACTTGGTCCGCTACCCCAACACCTCGGACGCCCTTTTGAGGATAGGCCAAAAAGTTGAACTGCATGATCCCCTGGACGGCAGCGTGACCGACTTACACCGCCTTTTGATTGAGCGCGAAAACGTGGAGCGCATCGGCCAGGGGGTGGTGGAGATCCGCAAGCCCACCACCAGGCGTGGCCAGGTTTGCGGTCGTGTATTAAAGGGCAGCGTGATCGATCACCATGCACGGCTGCGACTTTACAACCTCAGAATCAACCGGGCTTATCAGGATGAAATTGAACGCCGCACCCCCATGGCTGCTCAACCCGGCTTGGAGCCAGTCGGCATTTACCCCCGTGAAAGTTACCAGCCCGCACCGGCGCGGGGCGTGTTCCCCTCGAACCGATGGACCGATGTTTATCCGGACACCAACCGCTGCATTTTGAGCAAAACATGTTTGAAACCCAGCACAGCAGCAAATCGCGTATATAAAAGCGCCCGCCTCTTTGACCCGGTCCGGGCCGTCCCCCGTGCTCGCCGGGCTATCAAATTTACAGGCCGGTTTTGCCTGAGCGGCCTGCCCGCCCATACTGCAAGCGTAGCCGTGGACGCCACCACAAAAAGGCAAGGCAAAGGCATGCACTTAGGGACTGGAATTACCCGCACAAACCACGCCTACACATCCTCAGCCAAAAAGCGCATAGACCAGATATGCCACGTTGCCCGCCTGTCAAAACGGGCTTCAGACAAGCTCTTACTGTCAATCACAAATCATCGTGTAGTCAAAGCAAGCTCCGGCGTTTTGGCGGGTAGCGCAAAAGCCGGTGATTATAAATTGGAGGTCTTTTAATGGAACGTCAGGTTATTTATCGTGATCGCCAGGAGTTACAAGCTGCGGACTTGAATAATGCCCAACTGTTCACCGATGAATCTTTCCAGCACGTCATCACCGATGCGATCACAGCTGAAAAAATGTTTGTAGGGCTGAATATTACCAGCCCGGCTGCAACCGAAATCGAAATTGCCGCCGGACGGCTTTGGGATGGCCCGGTGGGAAAGGTTTTTCGTAAAGACGAGGCGGAAAGAATAAGTATATTCAGTTATCTGCCGGTCACCGACGAAAAATGGCTCACCATAAGCGTTATCGGCCAAGAGATAGAAACAGATATTCAACCCCGTGATTTTGAGATCGATGCCGAAACAGGGCAAATGGAACCACGCGCCGTGGCGATGGAACTTCGGCGCGAAGTGGTGACATTGGTCACCCCCGGCATGGAAAGTCCGGACCCGCAAAAGCCGGAAGCCCCTACAAATTATACCCTGGTTGGTTATGTGCTCCTGAACTCAAGCGGAGTGCAGGATATCGAACTGGCTGAAAATAAAAAGCTTATGAGGCTTTTTGATTCGCATCAAACGGTACTCTCAAACGCTGCATGGATAACCGATGCCGCACCCAAAATAGCCAGTCTTATGACAGACATGGCAGCGCTAATGTCCAAGCTTAATTCAATGGCAAGCGGCGACCTTTTGATTAACCTCGCATGCGATGTTGCACAAATTCAAGAGCGTTTGTCGCTGCCCTCTGCTTATCAATCATACGCAGCTGATGACTTTAATTTCGAAGATGATTCGGATGCACTCAATCCGGACTATCGAGCGCGCATTGAAGACGGGCTGAGATTTCCTTTCGCTGGACAAACAGAGCAACAACTCGCGCTGTTCAACCCCTACGAATCAGCCGTGTTTAACAAGTCGGGATTGGTACTGCCTGCATACGATCTGGAAAAGCGATTGGAAACAAAAGGAGACGCCGGGACATTAGCTATCAACCAATTTACTTATAAAACAAAATCGCGGAAGCTTGGTACACGTACAACTGTTCGAATCATCTACGGAAAGGGCTATACATGGCGTAAGTCGCGCAACGCATATGGATACACCCGCGATAACAGGATTATAAGTCAGATATTCAATGACCCCAACACCCCCCCCACGCAACCTATAGGTGTAGTCGACCGAAAAACTATTTCCGAGCGCATACTAAATGGTGACGGACATTATGTAGAATTTCGGAAATACACATACATATCAGCATATTGGTACACTGTATCAACAAGTCATACAATATCGGGCTGTGAAATCGCACAAACGTATTTAAGCAGCCAGACCGGATGGCTGGCTGAAGTGGGAATTTGGTTTGGCACCGTCGGGCCAGATGGAGCTGTGACATTGTCCGTGTGCGGATGTACTGACGCGGGAGAGCCTGATTCCGATCATGCAATTGCAATGTGCCAAATCGCTGCCGGCGATCTGAAAACGGGCGAAAACAGATTTGAATTCCCGCAGCCCGTATTGCTTGAAGCTGGCCAACGGTATGCATTTGTCGTTTCAACCGGGGGGAACCATTCTGTTCGATTGGTCGCGGGGACAGAATATACCCGTGGCACTCTTTTCAAGTCCATCGAAGATATATTCCATCCACACCATACTAATGACCTCAAAATGTCATTATATTTTGCAAAATTCCGTGCGAGCCGCTGCTCTGTCGAGCTGGGGCCGATTAGCTTATCAGAAGGTATAAGCACCCTGGATTTGCGAGTCCCCTGGGCCGAACCGCCCGCAACATCACTCACCATTGAATACCAGCCCGATGGCTCAGGGAGTTGGGTGCCGATCGGACCGGATACCGCAGACGGATTGACCGGCCTGCCTGCAATGTGTCATCTCCGCGCAATTTTTCTGGGCACACAAGACCTCATGCCCGGCCTTGAGTTGCCGGGGTCGCGATTAGCAGCACAACGCCCGGATCTTGATTTTGTTCATATATCAAATCTAAGAGAGATATCCCCCGCGAGTGACGACATTGATGTTGTTTTATTGCTTGATGATTACGATTCAGCCCACCACAGTATAACAGTGTCCTTACTTGACGCAGGCGGAACCCCCCTATCGGCGGGCACCCCGGCGCTTACCGAAATTGATGAGCGCACCTCAAGGTTGGTCACCAACTTTGCGCTCACGAGCCCTATTTCCTCGTACAAAATCAAAATTGAGGGGGTAACGGATAACGCACTCCGCCCCTTTATCGTCGGTCAGCGTATGGACGTGGCCAAGTAGGGGGGTGTTATGCGCAAATTCGAGCAATACCGGATCAAAGACAACGTAACACCACTTAATGGGTCGACATTCGGTCATATTTTCGGGGACATAGATGCACGAATCGATGGGCTGGAATCCATTGTAATTACGTGGAAGCAAGCTGTGGCCGAAGTGCAAAATTTTGGTATTAAGCGCATCAATGGCATGCTTGAGCCTGTCCTCACCGCCGCCAACAACTCTTTAGCCGGAATTCAAACAGAACTGGCGACGTTAGCGTCCCGACGCACCGAGTTCGAAGACTGGTGGAGCGGGCAAGGCAACGACATCGCTGCGCTACAGCTGAAGGCTACCGCACTTGAGTATGATCTGGACCAGATTGCAAATGGGGGCTGGCTGTCCCTCTCTTTTGAACCGTTTTTTGTAAGTGCCCACCAATTTTCCATAACCGGTGACGTGGCCGGGCATTTTCCGGAAGACCGCATGGTTAGAGCACAGCTCGGCACGGGCTATGTCTATGCCCTAGTTCTGGGGGCAGTTTACACAGAAGCCCAGGATCAAACCCTGGTGACCTTGAAGGCCGGAGTCTTGGACAACACCATAAGCCAGGTGAACTTGGGGATATTGAGGCCGGGGGAGGAGAGCGCGCTTCCCGGGGATGTGGCCAGGGTGGATCAGCTGGCATCAAGGCAGCCTGGATTCATGACAGTTTGGGCTGACTATAAAAATTCCAGCACGACAACCATAAGCGCCGGGAAAATAGTGATAAATAGCAGCCTCTACAGCGTACCCGCCGATATTGATCACACTATAAATCCGACGGGAGATTCCTGGTATTGGGTCATGGCCCATGCCCCTAATTCTGGGAGCGAGATCACACCCAGCGAAATCACCAGCACCTCTATTGCGCCGACATACGACGGCTCTAAAGAGGGATGGTATTCGGCTGACGGAGCCCGAAGGTGCATTGGCTTTGTGCTTTCTGTAGGCGGGGCCCTGATGCCGAGCAGGCTGATTAATGGCTGGTTTTCATTAGACCGGCCGACTGAAATGTACAGCACTGCCTCTTGGCCCTCTTCCGAGACAGCATTTACCATCGGTCCGCCATTTCGGGCGACTGTAAACGTTACTGTGCGACTGCATCAAACAGGCGCAAACGCACAGCGGAATTACATTTTTCTGGAAAATGGGGATTCTTTGGGGAGTGTTTATGGCGAGGGTATAGGTATTTATTTTACGGGTTCCAGCCTCACAGATAATTATTTCTACGCATCGGTGATTCGCTCTACTAACAGTTCTGGACAGCTGAAGACAAAAAGCTCATTAGCACAAGAGGGGTCGATTTGGCTTTTAGGGATTTGTTTGCCGGGAGGGTTTGGGAAATGAGACATGTTATTGATTTTGAAAACCTAAAAATCATTGAATCAGTCTGCCCGGGTACGGATTTGAGCCGATTTGACGGCGGCGGCTACACGATAATCGACGCCCCTTTGCCCCACCCGCCCACGGAATACACATACAACCAAACAACAGGCGAACTTGAGCACACGCCGCCGCCCGAGCCCACCCCGGTCGAGGCCCTGGCCCTGGCCAAGCGGGAAAAGCACCGCGAGCTTAAGCGCAATGTGCAGCGCTTTATACGCTTCAAGCCAGACGGATCCACGCGTTATGACACGGACCTCAAGCTGAACCTCATGGATTACATAAGCGAGAAAAAAGAGGCGGGTTTGAGCTTGGCTCCGGCTGATGCGGTGCGGGCCTGGATCAGGGAGGTGCAAGGGGAGTATCGGGAACTTTGCATCGCCTTGAAGGGGGCTGTGGACCAGGCCGGGGT